GCTTGTTCCTAGCTCTTCTTTGGATAAGCTTCGGAAAGCAACTATACAATGGGTACTACAACCCCTAACAGAAAACAATACTGATAAATATTTGTCGAAAAAATTTTGGGCAGATGCGAGCGATCAGTTAATGTATCAGGGCAAAGCCCCACAGTTTTCTGACACCAGAGCAGCTCGCATGCCCGCATTTTTTGAACATGCAAATACAAACCTCCCTCAATACGCTTAGTTTTCAATCTGAAAAGTTAAAGAAATTGGTAGAGGATCTTGAATCCAAGTTCGCTTGGTATCCCGTCCACCCCAAGGAGGAGTTAGCCTCCATTATGTATCGCTCGGGACAACAAGAAGTGGTACAATACGTAAAAACTATTTTAGAAGAAGACGATGTGTCTATTTAGATCAAGCCCTGCACCTATGCCTACACCGGCTCCGATACAGCCAAGGCAGCCTGATGTAGTACAAGCATCTAGACTACCTAGCAAGAAAGAGTTAGTAGATCCTGATGAAACAGCAGGCGTAGAATATGGTACGACTGCAAAGGCTCAAACAAGAGGAGCTGCTAAGAAAACTGGTACAGATGCTCTTAAAATTAACATCAACCCCGGTTCAACAGGTGGTGGTACAACTGGAGGTCTTAACACACCATGATATATAAGGCTAAGGAAAGATACAATCAACTTTCGTCAGGCAGAACACAGTTTCTAGACATGGCAGTTGAATGTTCTGAACTTACCTTACCTTATCTCATTACAAGAGACGACAACTTCAAAGGCAAGCGACAGCTGCTGCAACCATGGCAGTCAGTCGGTGCCAAAGCTGTTGTTACATTAGCAGCGAAGCTTATGCTAGCTACCCTACCTCCACAGACTAGCTTTTTTAAGTTACAAGTAAGAGACGACAAGCTTGGAGAGACGCTCGACCCACAGATACGCACAGAGTTAGACTTATCATTCTCAAAAATAGAGAGACTGATAATGGATTTCATAGCTGCATCTAATGATCGAGTTCAAGTACATCAAGCATTAAAACACCTGATCGTTGGCGGTAACGCACTTATCTTTATGGGTAAGGATGGTCTAAAGACTTATCCTCTCTCACGATATGTTGTAAACAGAGACGGTAATGGTAATGTTATAGAAATAGTTACCAAAGAGCTAATTAGCAGAAAGGTTCTGGGGATAGCAAAACCTCCAGAGGAACAGGGACCGAACAGTAATGACCTTGGTCCAGATGAAGACGACGCTGAGGTATACACCTGTGTTAAGATGGATGAGAGTAGTGGTAGCTGGAGATGGCATCAAGAAGTGGACGACATGATCCTAGATGGTAGCCAGAGCACAGCACCGAAGAACGCCTCACCATGGTTAGTGCTTCGATTCAATACAGTAGACGGAGAGGATTACGGACGTGGTAGAGTAGAGGAATTTATAGGAGACCTTCGCAGTCTCAATGGATTATCTCAAGCTCTTGTAGAGGGTGCAAGTGTTGCAAGTAAAGTTATCTTTCTTGTCTCACCTTCATCAACTACCAAGCCGCAGACCTTATCGAAAGCTGGCAACGGAGCCATCATACAGGGTAGACCAGAAGACGTAGGAGTCGTGCAAGTCGGTAAGACAGCAGACTTCGGTACAGCTGCACAGTTAGCAGCACAAATAGAAAAGAGAATCCTCGAAGCTTTCTTAGTTATGAATGTAAGAAATGCAGAGAGGGTTACAGCTGAAGAGGTACGCCTTACTCAGCTAGAGCTAGAACAATCCCTTGGCGGACTGTTTAGTTTGTTAACGGTAGAGTTCTTAGTACCCTACCTCAACAGAACTTTGTTAATATTACAGAGATCAAATCAGATACCAAGACTACCGAAAGATGTCGTTAGACCTAAGATCGTAGCTGGTATTAACTCACTAGGTAGAGGACAGGACAACGAAAGCTTGACTAGATTCATGGCTACAGTAGCACAGACACTAGGACCAGAAGCTCTTGTTAAGTTCGTCAACCCATCTGAAGCTATACAAAGATTAGCAGCAGCACAGGGTATAGATGTACTCAACCTAATCAGAACTCCAGAAGAGCTACAGGCAGAGCAAGAGAAGCTCATGCAGATGCAGGCACAGAAGTCACTCGTCGATCAGACAGGACAGATTGCAGGCACACCATTGATGGATCCACAAAAGAATCCACAGTTAGCAGAGCAAGCATCAGCAGCCATAGAAGGCATAACTGGAGGACCAGTACCACCACAAGAATAGAATGGCAGCAGAAGAACAAACATTTACAGTTACAGATCAGCAACCAGCAACAGAAGTCCTAACCGATGAGGAACAGGACTCTCTGGCGGTTGGTGAGAAGTTAGTAACTGAACAAGAAAACTTACTAGCTGGTAAATATAAATCAGCTGAAGAGTTAGAAAAAGCATACAAAGAACTGGAAGCAAAGCTCGGTGATAAACCAGAGCAAGCTGAACCAGAGCAAGCTGAACCAGAGCCAGAACCTACTACACTATCTGACAATGCTAGTGTAATTACATCTGCATCAGATGAGTACTATGCTAACGACGGTAAGTTATCACCAGAGACTTTACAAAAGTTCCAAGGTATGTCTAGCCAAGATTTGGTTAACGCATATCTAGAGGTGACTAAGAGTCCAGACTGGCAAGCACAGCCACCCGCTGAAATAGCTGATATATCTGATGCACAGATAAATCAAGTTAAGAACGCAGCAGGCGGTGACGCAGCATACCAGAACATGGTACAGTGGGCAGGGGCTAATCTAGATGCTAAATCTATAGAAGCCTTTGACCAGATTATAAATACTGGTAGCCTTGATGCAATTAACTTTGCAGTTAAAGGACTGAAGTCACAGTATGATGCAGCAAATGGAATAGAAGGTACAATGGTACAAGGTAAAGCAGCACCCAATAGAGGTGACGTCTTTCGTAGCCAAGCTGAATTAGTAGCAGCTATGAGTGACAGAAGGTATGATAATGACCCTGCCTACAGGCAAGATATTATCGAAAAACTTGACAGATCAGATTTATCATTTTAAAATCATGCCCGGACATTACGGAGACAAAAAGAAAAAGACAGGCACTAAAAAAGTGTCAAAGGGACTAGCCGCACTCGCAAAAAAAAGACCAAAAGTTGCGGCTGCAATCATGAAAAATAAAAAGAAAAAGTAATGGGAACTAAGAAAGAGACGGGAGGAGGTTCTCCCTTACAACCCTATAAGCCAGCCCCCTCTGGTCCCTATGTTCCAGCACCTAAACGTGAGTTAAGGTTAGCTAAGATGAAGAAGAGGACAAACAACAATGTCAACGAAGCGTAAAAACCTGATGATTGCAGACATATCAGGCTTTCCTACTACCAAAGGTTTGTTTGTAGATGGGGAAGGTAATGTCTTCAGAAATGTTGGTGGTACATTAATTAAAGTAGCTACCCCAAACGGTTATGACAGAGGTTTACACGGTGAGATTATTCCGAAAGCTGACGCATCACAAAAAAAGAAAGATGGTTTAAAGATAGCTAACTTAGCTGATGGCAGACCTGACCCATCTATGATGAATTATGTAACTGAAAAAGGTTTCTTTCTAGATGGTCGAGGTAACGCCTACCAACAGAGGGGAGGACAGTTCGGTGGAGCAACAGAGTACAACCCTGATATACACGGACTACCTGTACCTCTAGTTCAGAACAAAAAGAAACAAAGATCTAAATTACAGATAGCATAATGGCTGTAAAGAAAAAGAATGTCAGTCTCAAGATGGGAAAGCACAAGTCTCGTACTGGTGGACTGACAGCAGCCGGTAGAAAAAAGTACAATGCTGCTACTGGCTCTAACCTCAAGGCTCCTCAGCCCGGAGGAGGTCCACGCAAACGCTCATTCTGTGCTAGAATGAAGGGTGTAAAAGGACCAATGAAAAAACCAAACGGCAAGCCTACACGTAAGGCACTTGCCCTACGTAAATGGAAATGTTAACATGGCTATAACATACAATGAAGATGGTAAAAAGAAAGAAAGAAAAGGCACAAAGATTGCTATGGACATCTTTCCTAAAAAGTTACCAAAAGATATAGAGGATCAACTTAATGAACCACAGGAACCAAAAGATGGTGCAAAGATTCTTAAAAGATTAATGAAAAAAATTAAGAAAGGAAAAGTCTGATGGCTAAGAGAGGATTGTACGCAAACATTCATGCCAAGAGAAAACGGATTGCCGCAGGCTCTGGTGAGAAGATGAGAAAGGTGGGTTCTAAGGGTGCTCCCACCGCCGCTGCTTTTAAGAAATCAGCGAAAACAGCAAAACCTTACAAACGTAAAACTAAGAAAAAATGATTACTACCGAATACGGTAAGAGTAATATCTACCCAAACGAAACACCCCCAAGACTTATGACAAATCATAACCACGACAACGATCAGTGGCACGTAGCAGAGGAGACTAATGGACGCCTTGCTATGATAGGCTTTATAGCCGCACTAGGTTCATACTTTTTTACAGGACAAATCATACCCGGAATATTTTAATGACACCAGAAGCAGAAAGATTTAATGGTTGGGCAGCTATGCTCGGCTTCGTAGCAGCTATAGGAGCCTACGTAACAACAGGAAACATCATACCCGGTGTATTCTAATGGCAGCTATCTCAGTAACAAGAGAGAGCCAAGCTAGCAACTGGCAGAGATTCTGCGAGTGGGTAACAAGCACAGAGAATCGCCTATATGTAGGTTGGTTTGGTGTGTTAATGATACCTTGCTTACTAGCAGCAACAACTTGTTTTATAATCGCCTTCATCGCAGCACCGCCTGTAGACATAGACGGCATACGTGAGCCCGTTTC